GTTTATAATAGAATTGCTCGGCGTTTGCTTCGCTTATAATATGGCATAAATTCTTATATCCCGTGTAATTCTTTACGAACAAACACAGATGATAACTTTTCCTTTCTGGCTTTGTTTTATTAAATTTAGGCTGAAAATACACCTCACAACCTAATATCGGTTTAATACCCTCTTCTTTACAAGCTAACCAATGTTGTACCAGACCGCTAATATTGCCATGATTGCTTGTGCCTAACGCTGTATAGCCTAGCTCCTTTGCTCTATGTGCCAATTCTTCCGCTTTTCCGAATCCATCAAAAAAACTAAATTGGTCATGTCTATGTAAATCAAAAAAGTTACCCATCTTTTTCTCCTTTCTTTGTTCTCCATTCTTTTCTTAATTATATAATAAAAGGGGCTGAAAGTCAACCCCTAAAATACTTTATCCCCAATCATCATCGTCTTTTTCTTCGTCATCCCAACCATCTGAGTCGGATTCCTCGTCATCTTGCTCCAACAAATCAATATAATATTCTTTTGACTTTTTCGACTTACAATCAATTCCACGTTCTTTACATTCAGAATAGAGTTCTTTTGCGCTCATACTTTCATAGTCTTTTGTTTCATGCTCTTCTTCGCCACAATCTTCCTCATTTTCCTCTGGTTCTGACTTCTTCTTTGCTTTTGTTTTGTTCGCTTTTCTCTTCGGCTTCTCATCCTCTTCATCTTCTTCAATCTCTGAATTGTCAGCAGGATAAGCCTTATCAATTAACTTAAGAATGGACTGTTCAGACAGAGGTTTTGCTTTTGCATTACGAAATTTAGACTTGTCAAGTGGCACAACATTATATGTAGTATTTGTTCCCTTGCCAATACGCTTAATTTCATAATCCCTATCACACAATGTACCATATGTTTCATACATTGCTAATAATGCAGGAACAGGACTACAACTATTAACACCTGCCATTAACAACTTAACTTCTCCCGAATCATAATCATACACACACCAAATATACATTTTACGTGTACGCAAACCATCCATATTACAATATTCACACTCTCTGTCGAACGTTTCTTGACAAGGAACATTAATACCTAACTGGTATGAATCATGAAATGTAATTTCAAGTCCATCTTCCATATCTGTTAAAAATCTCACTCTAGCCTTGCTATCCTCTCGAAAATATAAAAATTTTCCCTTGCTTGTACCTGCTTTTTTAATTTCACTTTTAATTGATGAAATACTAATTTTTCCCATTAGAGTTTGCTCCTTTCATTGCTTGTTTTGTTTTTTTAATTGCTATTTTTAATTGCGTTTCGTTCATGTCCCCTGCATCTTTCACACCTAACGGATACTGAAAGCGTATGACTTCGAAATAACGTTTTAAATATTCCGTCCCACGTTTCCCTGCATTATCATTGTCCAATGCTGATATTACGCATTTAACACCTTTATCGTGTAGTTCTTTCGCTTGTTCTTCTGATATATGCCATCCAAGAATAGCCACTACATTATGCAGATGTCCTCGTGTTTTCAACGACAAATAATCCATGAACCCCTCACATATTACTACAATTGCATTCTGTTCATATGTTCCACAAAGTGTTGTTCTTTTATGAAATCCTTTGTTGTAGAAATACTTGCGCCTACTTTCAACATATTTATTAGTCGTTCGTCCAACCCATCCTTTAAATACTCCATTATCGTATAATGGAAATATCATTGGATAAGCTATATTTGTATCGTTCGGCTTGCACTTGACAACATTTAATGCTCGTGCATCAAAACCCCTACGTTGCATATATTCCAATACTGCTTTATGCTCTGGTTCTGTTGGATTATTCCAATCGATTGTTCTTAATCCATAATAATAGTCTTTTGCTTCTATTAATGCCTGTGAACTGTTCTGTTTCTTTTTACGCTTAAAACTACATTGTATTTTGCCAACTTCCTTACTATGTATTATTTGTTCTAACAGTACACCACATTGCAAGTCGTTTAACTTTGGGTTTGCATATCGAACAAAATCATATGCATTGCCAGATTTTCCACAGCCGAAACAATAGAATGAACCATCTGTTAAATCTATCTTTAACGATGGAGTGTTTTTATCATCATGCAACGGGCATAATATATTAAATTCTGAAACACTCACATCACCAATTAAACCATAATACATTAGCACTCTCGCCAAGTCTCGACCATCATACTGCCTAATCATTAATCCACCTTTGTAAGTCTCACATACGGCTCACTTACGTTTACATCATAACAATCTTTGATGTCTTCTCTATTCAATTCCCCTTTCTCATATAATTCATCTAACTTCGCTGTGTCAAATTTCTCTGCTACTTCAATGTATTTCTTAAACCGTTTAGCGTCTGCGCCAAGTTCTTTCATGTAATCAATTAGTCCCTGCATATCCTTAACAGTGTAGTCTTTTATAATTACTTGTTTTAGAACACTCTTCGGCAATTTCTTTTTCAACTTGCCAACCAACCAATCAATTGTTTTCCTGCGAACAACTGTTGCTCTGACCGTTGTATGATTAGTGTAAAAACTCATTCCCTCGTCTAACTCTACTATAAAAGACGTTTCACCTTTTGGCAATTGCGTGAAAACATAATTGCTGATTGCCACCTGTTCCTTTTTTCTTACTGTATTATAATGTTCTTCAAAACGCTTCTTTTCTAGCTGTGCTTCATACAACTTACGCACACTGTCTTTAATCATATATGTCTTATCTTTCAATTTCAACACCTGCCTTTGCTCTGCGCTGTTTACGTTCCGTTTTTTCATAACGAAAATATCTATCAATATATGTTGGTAACTCCCAACTATCAAATGAAGTAATAAAAAGCAATTCATCAAATTTCAGTTCAACAACTTTTCCATAAAACATTTGAACTCTTACAAGTTCCTGTTTTCTGTTTACTGCAATAACTTTTGCTTTACGTAACTTTTTAACAATTTCTCCTGCTTTCGTCTTAATTGTTTCAGCAAAAATAACCTTTGCCCCAACTACAAGTTCCTTTTCATACACTTCCTGCTTCTTTTTCCCACCATAATGTTCTACGAGTGAATCAACATTTTTAAAGTCGACTCTCTTTTTCTTTCCATCTTTGTAATCATCTGAAAGATTTTGTGGGTGAAAAACCTTAAAAACTTTCTTTACTTCTTTTGTTTCAACTTTTGGTTGCTCTCCTGCTTCATCAATCTTTTTCTGAATGTCTTTCTGGTCATCTGCCTGTTCTGCATCACTCTTTAAAAGTCGTTCAATGAGTTCCGACTTTGTGAACTTATGTCCTTTGTGCTCAAGTGTCATCCCACGTTTCTTGCTTTCTGCCTTTAACTCTGCTACTTTCATTACTTCATACTCTGTTCTTGTCATACTCTTGTTCTCCTTTTCTTTGTTGTTTATTTTCTTTACATGATTATAATAACACACTACTTATATATTGTCAATACTTAAACTAAATTTTCGTACAGATAAATTCCACGAATGCTCCTACTGCTGTAGGTATTCCAAGTGTTATTATTGATATAACTACAAATACTTTAATATTTTTCAGCATCTTGTATTCTTCCTTTCTTTGTTTCTTTGTACTTATATTATATGCTTTCTTTAACGTCAAGTATTGTTTTAAAAATCTTTTCAGAGGTTTTTGCGCCTATAACAGGCATTGCATTCTCTTCGGTGTATATTCTTAAATCCATACCAACACAATTGACAAAACCATAACTACGTTTTATCCAATGTATAAATTTTTCAGCTTCACTACGTGTTTCAAATGTTCCAAGATACTCTATTCCCTTTGTCCCTCTAAACCAATACACTTTGTATCTACACATTGTCTACACCCGTCAATTTGCCACAACACAAATATAATACGTTGTCACACACTTTCATATATTTCAATTCTTTGTCTAATAACTCTCTGCATACTACATATTCATGAAGCCAATACTCTACACTATGTTCTTCACTCACGAACTGTAATTCACTTTCGTTAAACATGATGCTAACCCTTGTCAATGGTGTACATTTCCTTATTATATCAATTACTTTCATGTTACAACTGCTCCTTTCTGTACACATGCTGTTTACTTGCACTTATAATATATTCATATGTTATACCCTTATGTGTTATTTCACCGCTAATTGTGAATTTGCAAAAGTTTCTGCTCGATACATACATCTTATCTGTCTGCGAATTCTCACTGTTCTTATTGAACCATTCCAACCAATCTTTTCAGATTTCCTGCTTTGTTCTACTAGGTTCAACATATGCGTCATACAATGTGTCATAACGCTTTTCCTGCTTTACTGGTTTATTGCTACAGTCAAAGTAAATATCACCAATTACCACCATTTTATTTTCCATGTTTCTCTCCTTGCTTTTTTACTTTGTTTTCGTGTTCTTTATGATTCTATTTATAACACATTGTTTTGTTTTTGTCAACACCTTTTTGAAACTTTTTAAATTACTTTATTTCATACGTTTCACATGAAACATTGTTACATATAACAATAGGGTGACTACTGCCACCCATTTAGTTTTATTCTGTGTTTTGAACATATTCCCCTTGTTTCCGTACGTATGTGCTACCAGTTCCATACACACCATTTTCTCTGCGATACATCATACCAGCTTTGTACACACCATCTTTCCGAATGTAACAATTTGCAAGCATTTTCCACTTTGCCCATACATAGATATGATTTTTAATTACACCACCGAAATACTGTGTTCCATCTTGCAAAAACCATCCCACAAACTCGTAATTCTTTCTAGTTGGTGTTGGTATTGTGGAAAGATTAACTGTCATACCCCAATTGTAAATAATGTCTTTTTGTTCTTTTCCATCTTCAAATAAACCACCATTCGCATTAGCTACTACTGCATATTGGTTAATAGCCCAAACAGCATACAATGTTGTATTTGCATTTTTTGTAAAACTCCCACTTGGTTGATAAGTTGCGCTACTTGCTGTTTCGCTCTCTGCCCATCCCTCAAAATGGTAGCCCTCACGTGTAGGGTATGTGTCACGCAAAACAAGATTAGCTCCATATACCTTTGTTTGATTTGCAGGAGCACCCTCACCACCGTTCGCATTGTAGCTGATTGTATACGTTGGTTTTGGTGGTGTGTAACTAATTGCCCCTGCCGTGCTTGAATAATAATTTGAGCCTGTATAATTGGCATTGATAGAGCCTGCTATATAGTTTTGACCGAAATTAATGTGCACATTGCCTGCTGAGTAAGCATAGTTACCATTTTTATACAATGAAACATTGCCGTACCAGTTCGCATAGCATACAGTACCTTGAAATCCATTTGTTCCTGCTGATACCTCAATCCACCTGCGTAACTGACAATTGTATCCTGTTGAATCTGTTGAAACATAAACAATTTCCTGCACACATCGAAACTTACTATATGGACCTGCCCATGCACCCTCAGTTCTTGCTAGAGCCATATTTTACACCCCCTAACCAACTGCATTGTCTAATATCTTAATGTATACGTCTCCATCTTTACCAACACTATTGTCTGGCTCTGCCGTACCACTGCGAATAACTGGTAACGCATCAATTTCTGCTTGTAGCTGTATTGCCATATCCCCAGACAATTGTCCTTTAATACTATCAAACCACTCATTAAACTGTGCTGTTTGTTGGTCTAAAATGCCCTCATAGTCAACACCTTGTATTAACCCCGTTACATACCCGCAATAATCTTTGTCTGGTCTACGGTCTGTAATCATAGCTTGCGTTATCTCTGTTGCTCCAACTGGCAATTCAAATGTTGCAAACCATAATGTCCCAAATTCTCTGTCCGCTGTTGTCGGCTTATTTTGCAATGCTTCAGCTTCAAAAGATTTGATGACCCTATTACTTGTATCTAAATACACTCCAACACTGTGTAATTGTGTATGAGCACTTGTATTTGCCGATACAGTAATATCTTTATCTTCTGTTAGTTCATACCAATATCCCTTGACATATGCCCTACCTGCTTTTAACGTAATCGTTAATCCACTCTTTGGAACAACTCGCAATTGCCCTACTGGGTCGCTAAATACACCGTCTCCAATTATATTGTTAAAATAGTCCGCAAAATCAACGGCATCATATGTTAAATCATAACTTCCATCTGTCTGCTTTATTGCATTAAAGAACCCACTTCTTTCTGCCATTTTATCACTCCTTTCTATGGATTAACCTCAAATAAATACCCTATAAAATTAATTCGCATATTACCAGTTCCAAATGATGATGAACCAACCAAATAATAGGCACTATTCTGATATGTACAACCCTCATAGTGTACAGAGGAAGCACCGCCATCACCATTCATGAATGTAAATTGTACTGCATATCCTGTGCCGCTCACCAAGCCAAACATTTTCAAAACTTGCGCTTGTGTAAACACTAGAACAGAAGTTGAGCCTGTTCCATTTCTTATGACCGAACCTGCTATTATTGATTTTAATTTATATATGTCTTGAGCATTTGGATAAACTGTAGTTTTCGGAACGGCTGTTAACAAATCAACCCTCTCCGCTGTATCTTGCGCTTTCTTCGTTTCATTTTCCAGATATCCTATACTCACCTGTTGCCCTTGCGTCACTGTAATATTGTTGCTTATCTTTTCAACTGGATTCGTTTCAACTTTTCCATATGAAAGACCGATGTCTGTTATTACATTTGAACCTTGATATGTCTTTGTAAAACTTACAACTTGCGCATCAACTGTAACTTGTAAGTCCCTATCTTCGACTGTTACCCAGTCGCCAAGATTATAGTCTTTCCCATATTGATACAAGTCATTACGCTGTGTCATTGTGCTTTCATACGATTCATTGACTGTATTTTCTTCTGCTTTCGTGTTTGCCCTATTAATTAATAGATTAATATACTCTTCATCAGTTAATGTCGTTCCATCCTGTTCTTTTTGTAAATCTCTTGCATCAATCCACAACTCATTCAACGAAAAACCTGTTGCATTTTTATTCTCTGGAACATCTGAATTAATTTGCGTTCTCAATATCTTTCTGTCACTGCCCTCTCCCTCTCCTGCCACTATGGCTATATTTTTCAGAGCTTTAACATCCCTACTATATGTTCCACCTGCAAGATTGCTAAGACTTTGTGATAATATGATAGATGGCACACCGCGTGCTCTATCACTCACTGTTCCATTCTTTGTGTAATCATAGCCATCAATTATAGTGACTCTCCAACGAATTACTTTCGGGTCGCCATCTGATTGTGCATACACAACAGGTCTTACTTTTATTCCTATTTTAAATTCATTCAAAATGTCAACAATTTCATCCCAGACATAGCCACCAGTTACTTGATGTTTCACATTGTATTTTCCCCACGCCGAACTGCTCAGAGAATATGGATAACCAACCAACTCATAAGCAACTTTCTGTTCGGTCTTTGCTTCTTTCCCATAGAATGTATTGAGAAGCGTGCTAATATATTCAGAAGCATAAGCATTAACATCTAATGTCCTGTCAATAACTCTGCGATTCAATAAAACATTGCTCAATTTTCCTGTAATCGTAAAGGCGTTTGAATATTCATTATCAGTCGTATGATTAATACTTTCTACGACTCCTAGTACCTCATTATCGAATAACACATAATATTGCTCTTTTTTGCTCAAAAGAAACAGTGTATTATCGCACACTTGCACATCTATACTGAACGAGCCTAAACCTCTTAATTCTTCCATATAAGTTGCATATGTGTATTCTCTTAAAAAATCAACAACATAAAAATTACTATCTAATATCTCTATCATATAATATCACCTACATCGTTTCTATTGCAAAATATTTTTCCACGAACTCTATTTTTGCGAACATATTATTCAATCCACTTTTTGCTGTTGCGATATAATAGTTAGTTCCTTGTTTTATCTGGAAAAACTCGCTTGCCTTGGACAGATACCCAACCATTATATTTTCAGCTCCATTACTTTGGTGTAAAATAGCTGTTTCATGACCAATTTCAGTCGTAAATATGACTCGTTGCCCATTCTGTATATTATAAGTTAATTCTATTCCAATTCCAGTGCTAATATCATATACTTTAGGATTTTGAACATTTCCACCGTTTGCTTCTACTGTTATAGTACATCCTACTGGAATATCTCCATTATTTATTATTTCCTTTGCGACACCTCGCTCAATTTCACCAAACGCGACAAATTCATCTGTTGCATCTTCCGTTAATGTCATTGGAAATTTAAACATACCTTTAATTGTTGTCAAATCTATTATCTTTGTTTTATTATAAAATAGTGGCTCTTCATAACACTCCAACTCTATCGAAAACATACACATTATATTGTTATTTGTAACTTCATCAGTAGAATATTTCACTGGTGATGTTGGTCTTACTCTCATATAATAGCCATCAACACTAATTAATATATTTTGATATATATTAAAAACCCTACTTAATATCTTTTTATTCTGCTTAATTTCTTCAAGTTGTAATGCATAATACTCTTTCCATCCTACATTTTTATAGGCATCAGCCATCGTGTTAGCTATTACATATCCTGTCAATAATGGCTTACGTGTACCAACAACTATACCGCTTAGTGACTCACCAATCTGGTGTGGAACACGGTATGTTGTTGGTGTAACACTTGGCATATCCCAGTCTATGGACTCTAACACATATGGTGCTTGCGCTCTATGCATTGTTATTGTTTCTAACGTCACTTGGTTCTGAAACATAACACTATTTACCAATTGTTACACCCCCTTTTTTTTAAATCCCATTAAACAATTCTTGTTGTGCTCTCTTCATTTGCCTTGCATACTCATAAGGCTCTGGCTTTGTATTGTAAAAATTAAACACCATATTATTATTTACGTCAGACTTGCTTACAACTCTTCCACCACCATTATTATAAACCTTTGCTTCATTAGCTGTCAAGACTCTTTCGCCTTTATGCAAGTATGCAAGGTAATTATCATACGGAACATAGTCTAATCCATCTTTATGCTTTGGAATAACCGAATTTATAACCGCCGCTCCTACGCTTATAGTTTTGCTCAGTATTCTTTGCATACTGCTCCATGCACTACTAGCGGCACTTGCGGCACTATTGTAAAGATTACTGCCATCAACACTAGGCGAGCCTACATTCTTTCTTGTTATTTCACTATTTGCTTTTGAATTTCCCTTAGTACCTGCTTGCCCTGCACTATTTACTGTTTTTGAGTCATCGACACTCGGTGAGTGCAACAACATATAATTAAGCGTTCTTTCTGCTTCCGAATTTGCTTTAGTACCTGTATTTTGTGCACTAACAATAGTCTTGTTTCCATCAATTTCAGGCGCGTGCAACATTGCATAGTTCAGCCCTTGCTCTGCACTTGTGTTCCCTGCTACGCCTATTGTATTTGCACTCTGATTAACAGTATCCATGTTACTTAACATACCATCTGCCCATGATTCATCAATATTAATGCCAAGTTCTTTCATCTGGTCTAGAACTATTGGTCTTTGTGATGCTTCTCCATATTGAAATTGCGTTAGTAAGTCAATCGCTTTTTGTTGTATTGACGGCTCTTGACTTGCTATGTTATCAATCATACTTTGCGGCAAGTCTATTCCGAGATTAGAAAATAACGCTGTAAGTTGTGGTGCTTCTATTCCTACACCATTTCTTAACGATTGTAGCAATGCGACTGTTTGTTCTTGCAACTCTGGCGACATCATACCAAGAGCATTTTTCAGACCGCTCGTTAACTCTATTCCAAGGCTATTAAACGCCTTAAATAGCGATTGCTTATTCTCTTCAACTTTTGTTGCAAGTTCTTTCTGTGATTGGTCTAACATTGACCTCACATTGTCAACCATTTCTTGCGTCACATTTTCATTACCAGATGCAAGTTCATTACACAACAAATCATACTGCTTGCTAAGTTCTTGTGTCTGTTCTGATAATGTCGTTGCTGTTGCTGTTTTAGCTGTAACAAATCCCTGCTTTAACTTATCTAACGCTAGCTGTATCTTCTGCTGGTCACCCTCGATTATAGCGGCTTGCACACCCTCATAGTTCTCGATTGTCTGACTGTATCCCTCATATGCTTCTTTCGCATCATTTAATGCGCTTGTTGATTGCTCATAGCTATCCCTAGCCTTTCCAACCTGTGCAGATAGGTCTTGCACTTTTTCAGACGTTTCTTGCGTAGTACTTCCTGTTTCTTCCAGTTCTTTGTTAAATTGAGCTTTTGCATCAGCTAATTGTTGTTCCAGACCTTGTAATGTTGCAAGTTTTTCTGCATTGTTTGTCAATGCTTCTGTATAATCCCTGTATGCATCTGCTTGATTTCTTACAGCTTCTTGATACTGTTCACTAAACGCTTCCATTATTGCTTCTTGTTTCTTTTTCTGAATAACTTGGTCTATGTTTTGACACAAATCTTGATAATTCTGAATTACACCATCTGTCATTGTAATCTCTTGTCCAAGTGCTTCAGACAAAATACCGATAATAACTTGCGCTCTTGCTTCATATCCGCTTGTTACTTTTCCGTTTGCGTCTGTTATACTCTGTAATTCTGCAAATAGCTGTTGATTCCGCACCGCTTCATCAGAAGCCGTGGCAAAAGCTTTTCCTCTAGCTTCTTCGATTGACCTATAACTTTCTGCAAGTGTGTGACTTGCTTCATATAACTCTCTGTCTGCTTCTGTTAATTCATACGCTTTTGTTACTTCATTTTCATGCGACTTTGCGGCGGCGTACCCTGCTATCGCCAATCCACCAATTGCGGCGACTGCCAACGTACATGGATTAATTATCCCTGTTATCGTTGTTGCAAGGTTTAATCCACTTGTACTTAACCCTGTTGCGGCAATCTGTGTTGCACTAAATCCCTGCGCCATCATTGTTAATGCCTTTGTTGCAGGGATAATTGTCTTTGTTAATGTTATATATCCTGTTCCTAACTTTCCAAGCAATCCTAATACTTTTCCAAATGCTGTAATTACTAACGGCGTAGCGGCGGCTATTAACCCCCATTTAACTACATTATCCTGTTGCGTTTTGCTTAATTTTTGAAACTTGTCAGACATTTTAGTAATACTTTCAGCGGCTTTCTTGACCATAGGTAACAATCTGTCACCAATAGTTATTGCTGTACCCTCTAATGACGATTTCATGATTGTAAGTGAACCTTTCGCATTGTCAAGCATTGTATCAGACATTTCTTTACAAGCACCATCTGTGTTTTGCATATATTTTGTAAGATTCTGAAAATCCGTTTCGCTCGCATTAACAATTGCAAGCAAACCTGCCATTGCTTCTTGACCACCAATAGCGGCGGCTTTCTGTGCTTTTTGTTCATCTGTCAGCCCTGCAAATTTCTCACGCAATTCGACCATTGTTTGATTCAACGGCTTCATTGTTCCATCAGCATTTGTCATACTAATATCTAATTCGTCCATAGCTTCTCTGGTCATCTTTGTCGGCTTAACAAGACGTGACATGATACTACGTAACTGTGTTCCTGCTTTCTCACCTTTAATACCACTGTTTGCCATCAGTCCGATTGCAACTGCACAATCTTCTACACTATAGCCTAACGCTCCTGCTACTGGTGCAACATATTGGAATGTTGCTCCCATAAGCCCTACATTAGTATTACTCTTACTACTTGCTACTGCAAGTACATCTGCAAAATGACTTGCATCTTCTGCTTTCAATCCAAACGCTGTAAGCGCATCTGTAACAATGTCTGAAACACTAGCTAAATCTTCACCAGATGCGGCGGCAAGATTCATAGTTGCTTCAATGCCATTCAACATTTGGTCAGCATCCCATCCTGCCATCGCCATGTATTTAAATGCGCTTGCGGCTTCGGTTGCTGAAAACTTTGTTTTTGCGCCCATTTCTTTAGCTTTCTCTGTAAGTGCTTCAAAATCCGCTCCTGTTGCACCAGAAATAGCCTTTACTTCTGACATTCCAGACTCAAAATCCATAGCAGTTTTACTGGCTAACGCTCCAACTGTAGCAAGTGGAAGTGTTACACTTTTTGTCAACGTTGTTCCAACTCCCACAAGTGCGGCACTTGCGGCATTAAATTTTTGTGTCACTGTTGCATTACTTTGTGTGAATACTTGCAATTGACTTGCGGCTGTTTTCAGATTGCCAGTAAACTTACTTGTGTCTAACTCTAAATATGCTACTGCTTTCCCTAAATTTACACTCATTATAACCCCCTTTCTCTTGTTTATCAAGTAATTTTATTTGCACAATGCACTTGTTTCATTTTCTATATTACAATGTTTCATATGAAACATCTTATTTCCCTGTTACGTCTCTGTAAAAATCTGTAAATGAATGATATTCTTGTTTCATTTGCTTCATTTCATCATCACTGTTTTGCCAATATGGTGTATCACCCTTTTCAAGTTTCATTAGTATATAGGCGCAAGCTTCATCAAAGCAAAAAGCGGTATATTCATCCGCTATATGCATTATCTCGCTTGGCAGACGCTTATACCGCTGTGACATAACCAATATACTATTGACACGTTCATTAACTACGAAAGGGTTCTAACCCATAGATACCAAGCTGACTATAATTATAGATTGCAATTAACTGTTGGTCTGTTAGTTCAAGCCCTGCATCTTCAAT